ATTTTTATTAGCATTAACAAACAATAATCCAGACCCATTAGTTGGATTTTATTTATTAGAATTATATTTTGTTTTTAGTGTAATTGATCGATTATCTTATGATGATAAACGTATATTAATTAGTTATATTCTTGAAAATAATATTAAAAATGGTGGTGTTAAAAATCCAGATGATAAGTTAGAAAATGCTATTTTCGAAATGTATGAACCTCAAAATGGAAGTACACGTAATAGTATATTTCGTCTTGATGACAGTGGATTACCTAATGTTTTTAGATTATATAAAAGTGTATACTATCCTGATACAAAAAAACGCGTAGCTGAAGCATTTTTTTTTAAATTTAATGTAGAAATTGGTCATTTTGAACCAGTAGAAGCACTAGATTTATTAAATTATAGAACCCAATATAGTTATACATATGACCAGTTGAAAATAGACTATCTAAGTGACATAGTTTATGGATATTTACAAGAAAAAGAACGTCGTAGTATGGCTAAATTAAAAGCTGAAGAAGAAATAGGAGAATTTAAAAATGAAATAGAATTTTATCTAGTTGATAAACGTAATCATATTAGCAAAAAAAATAAAGATGATTCTATACAACATAAATCAGAAATAAAAGGGGCAGTATGTGGAACAGCTACCTACTTAAATATTAACAAGCCGGAATTGATAGATTTAATACAATATTTATTAGGAACGAATAGTAAAAAAATAGAAAAATTTTTGGATAGTAAGAGCAAAATTAACAAACATGAAGATATATATCGCGTATTTGCTAAATCTGGTTCTCTATGTGAATTAATTGAATTATTATTACGTCATAAACAATATATATCACCTAAAAATCATTTCTTTTTTAATTTTGATGAATGGGAATTTATGCGGGCAATACGTTCCGAACAAGAAGCCGCTGAAAAGAAAAAAATAGAAGAACAAAAGAAAATGAAACAACCACGCGGAAGAAAACCAGCAAATAAATAAATTCTACAGCAAATAAATAAATTCTACAGAAATAATAAATCTATAGTATTTATTTTAGTTTTAATAAATATACAAGTCTATTCAAGTTTGCTACCATCTCATCTAAGATATTTAATAAATCACTATGTTTCTCATAAGGTTCACGTAGATTATTCAAAAATTCACCAAATTTATCAATATGATAAAAAATGGTATCATCGTTTACTATTCCTATTTTAATAGTATATTCATTATCCATAGACATTTGTCCATGATGACCCATGCATACTTCCATAAATTTATCATAGTCTTCCATAAAATTATCTAGATATTTACCAGCAGCTTCATGTCGCACATTATACTTTGTCACAAAATGAAAGCTTTTTATTAATAGTTGCCATTTGTAAAAACCCAATAAAACATCACGTTGAATCGATTCCATTATATACTATAATAATATAAATATTTTTCACTGAGAAAAAAATATATCCAGATTTAAAACTATATTATATAACAATTGAATTGTCCATTTTATATCATCAAGTCTACATGTCTCTACCGAACTATGCATATAACGCAATGGTATACCTATAGATTGACCATATACATTTAATTTATTATAATCTATTAAATTATTACCACCATTACCATCGGACATTACTGTTTGATAGGGTATATCATCCATGATGCTCATTAAAAATTTATATACATTATAATCATCTATAATATTTCGTGAAATAATTGGACCTTTGCCTAAATATGATTTTGGTAAATCATCCCTATTTAAATTATATACATCAGTCGCCAAATCAGCATCTACTACAAAAATTAACTGAATTTTTCTAGATATTTTTTCTTCATTTTGAGGTAACATTGATAAATATTTTAAATTACCAGTTTCTTCACGAGAACTAAAATGAAAAATTATATTATACTTTATATTTTCGATTTCATCAATCATTTTAGCTAGATTTATTAAACTATATACACCAATATGATTATCCAAAAATGTACCACTTAAATGGCCATTCACAATTTTAGCATATGGTTTATAAAATATGGCATCACCAATTTCTACTAAATATTTCGCTTCTTCACCATTTTTAGCAAATATATCAACTATTAATTGATTATTCTTAATGTTAAGATGCGGAGGATTAATTGATATTACTCCATTTATTATACCATTTTTTGTTAATACGTTCACTTCTTTACCATAAATATCTTCATCATTTAATCCAAAACTACGACATATTAAAAAACCATCATCTGTTATACTCATAATACGTAAACTAACATTGTCCATATGCGCATCAAATAAAACTGATTTAGCATTGGGATTATTGGATTTTTTTATAAAATAAACTTCTCCGCCTTCGAAAATTACATCAGTATTTTTAAGATTTTCTTTGCCATATTTTAATAAATAGTCTTTCATTAAATATTCTAAGCCAGATGGAGCTGGAATTTTTACTAACTCTAATAATAATTTTTTGTTGAGCATCATATATCATTTATTCATATTTTAAAATTTTTTTATTAAATGAATTTAAACTAGATTTTATATCAAAATCAGACATATTTAATTCGTCATATGTTAATAATTTATTATTATGTAAAACGGTAGTTGGTTTTGTTGAATTAAAGTTTAATAATTTTATAATATCATTATCGAATTTTAATAAATTCTGATTATGTTCACTCAGTGAACTATTATAAGGTATATTTATTAGATATTCGTTATCATAATTATTACCTTCAGATACAATATTAATAATTTGTTTATTATATTTAGTTTCATTTTTTATATTATTTTCGTCATCAATTATAAATTCAGTATCTGGTTTTAATAATTTAATATTATCGGTATCATTAATTGGACTATCTATTAAGCTTACTTTATTTTCCATATTATCTTCTTGTTCCAATACTATATCAACTTCTTTATCTTGTTCAAAAACTTCAGATGTTTTTAATTTTGTATTATCTATTTTTTCAGTTGTTTCATGAATTGTTTTTGTCATATTGATATTGTCTATATTATCTACTTGTTGTTTTAATTTACTATTTTCATATATAGGGTCACTGTTAATATTATCTTCCACATCGGCTGTTTCAACATCCTTAGCTATTTCATGATCTTTAACTATTTCATTATGTTCCCCCATAGCTATTTCATGATCTTTAACTATTTCATTATGTTCCTCACCAGCTGTTTCAACATCTCTTGCTGTTTCATTATCTTCATCATCGGCTATTTTAATAGACTTTTCTACTGGTATTTCATTATCTTCCCCATCGGTTATTTCAACATCTCTAGCTGTTTCATTATTTTCCCCATCGGCTATTTTAATAGACTTTTCTATTGGTATTTCATTATCTTCATCATCGGCTGTTTCAACAACCTTAGCTGTTTCATTATTTTCCCCATCGGCTATTTTAATAGACTTTTCTACTGGTATTTCATTATGTTCCTCACCGGCTAATTCAATATCTCTTGCTGTTTCATTATTTTCCCCATCGGCTATTTTAATAGACTTTTCTACTGGTATTTCATTATGTTCCTCATCGGCTATTTCAACAACCTTAGCTGTTTCATTATCTTCCTCATCGGCTGTTTCAACATCTCTTGCTGTTTCATTATTTTCCCCATCGGCTATTTCAATATCTCTTGCTGTTTCATTATTTTCTCCATCGGCTATTTCAACATCTCTAGCTGTTTCATTATCTTCCTCATCGGCTGTTTCAACATCTCTAGCTGTTTCATTATCTTCCTCATCGGCTAATTCAATATCTCTAGCTGTTTCATTATCTTCCTCATCGGCTAATTCAATATCTCTAGATGTTTCATTATTTTCCTCATCGGCTGTTTCAACAACCTTAGCTGTTTCATTATCTTCCTCATCGGCTATTTCAACATCTCTAGCTGTTTCATTATTTTCCCCATCGGCTATTTTAATAGCTTTCTCCTCTGCTATTTCAATTTGTTGCTCAAGCGTATCAATGTTTGAACGGTTAGACTTGAGAATATTTTTCAATTGATTTTTACTAAGTTCTGCGTCTTTTATTAATTTATCTAACTGATTAATTGTATTATTAATTTCATATTGATTTTCTTTTAATTCAATAATTGGCACTTGAACTGTATCTTTTTCTATTTCAATTGGATTTGGTTGACCTATTTGAGCTAATTCTTCAGGTAAATCTGATAAAGCTAATCCTGTCTTTTGTTGATAAGTAGATAGATTAGAACCCATCTTATATTTAAATAATATATTATTAAAAAATTGATTTTATATTAATTTAAAAAACAATATAAAAAATTGATTACATTAATTAATACTTAAAATATAATAAGCAAAATGACATCAAAATCGTTTGATTGGGAAAAAGATACTTGGGAAGTAATTAAATTACTTTTAACTAGAGATGATTATTTGATTAAACATCAATTAGAAAGTTTTAATGATTTTAAAGATAGACTATTAGCTGATATTATTCAGCAATATAATCCAATTAAACTTAATTATCTTCAACAACCTAATGGACAATTTCAATATAGTATTGAATTACGTTTTGGTGATATTCATTTAGCGCCCGCTTCTATACATGAGAATAATGGAAGTCTTAAAGTTATGTTGCCTAATGAAGCTCGTAAAAGGTCATTTACATATAGTGCGAATCAATATGTTGACCTATATATAAAAACAATGGTATTAGTAGAAGGCAATACATATGAAATAGAAGAAAAATGTTTAAAAAAGATACAATTTGGAAAAATACCAATTATGCTTCATAGTAATCATTTATGTATACTTAGTAAGAAGGATAATCAAACACTTCAAGATTTTGAAGAATGTATTTATGACCGTGGTGGTTATTTTATTGTAAATGGCAGTGAAAAAGTCTTAGTTAGTCAAGAGCGTAAATGGGAAAATAAAGTGTATTGTTTCAAGAGTAGTAAAAGTCAAAACAAGTATAGTCATACCGCTGAGATAAGTAGTATTGCTCATAATGAATTTTATAATCCTAAGACAAATCAAGTTAAACTTACATCAAAAATTGGTGTAAATGGTAAAACAATTAAAGTAAGTTTGCCTAATATTCGACATGATGTTCCTCTATTTATTTTCTATAGACTACTTGGTATTGAAAGTGATAAAGCTATTTTAGAATGTATTTTAAATGATATTGATTGTAATGAAAGTGCTGAATTTCTGAATTTAATAAAGCCTAGTCTTGAGGAGGCTAATCAGTATATGAATCGTGAAGATTGTGTCGATTACGTAATTAAATATATTCAGCAAGTAAATATCAAAGATAAAACTGATAAATTAGATCGTTCAAGAAAATTACAATTGTTAAATGATATTTTACATAATGACTTTTTACCCCACATGGGCACTAATTTAAAGATGAAGGCGTATTTCTTAGGTTATATGACTAAGAAAATGTTGAGTGTTTGTTTGAATAAGATATCATATGACGACCGTGACAGTTATTTAAATAAGAAACTGGATACTCCTGGTATTCTTATGGGTAATCTCTATAAGCTATATTTTAATAAACTAATCAAAGAAATTAAGACACAAATGAATAAAGAATTTAATAATGGTAGTTGGAAAGCAAATAATCATTTTCATGATATTATAAATATGAACAATATCTATAAAATTATTAAGAATATAACAATTGAACGAGGTTTGAAATATGGTTTAGCAACTGGTAATTGGGGAATTAGGAATATGCAGTCGAAACAAGGTATTGCTCAAGTTTTAAGTAGACTTACCTATAATTCTACACTTAGTCATTTGCGTCGTATAAATACACCTATTGAGAAAAGCGGTAAAGTCCTTGGACCTCGTAAACTACATAGCACTCAATGGGGATTAGTGTGTGTTTCGCCTGATACACTTGTATTAAAAGATGATGGTTCTCAAACATCAATACAAACATTATTAAATAATGGTGTAGGAAATAATAATATTATTGTTGTGAATGAACAAACACGTAAATCTGAAAGCTCTGGTATTGTAGCATTTCAACAGTTTGATGTAAAGGAATTTGGAAAAAAAATTATTAGAATTACAACAGATACTGGTCGATTTATTATAGCCAGTGAAGACCATCAGTTTGTGTCTGATAGCAAATTTGTAGCTTGTGGTGAATTATCTGTAGGTCAATCAGTATTAATTCGTCCAACACCCTTTAAAATATCAAATAATTCAAATTCACATTTAGTAGAACTATTACGTAGTGTTGAAATAGAACAATTCAGTAATAGTAATTATTATAAATATTCTTTAATTAAAAGTGAATATTTTAGATATTGTATTTATAATAATAAACTGCCTGATTTAGTCTCTAATGGTTTTAAAAACTATATAAATGATACTAATGCTGACCTAGATACAGGAACTTTATATTCTAAAATTACAGAAATATGTGAAATTTCGTATAGTGAATGTCCAGTTGTAATGGATCTAACTACCGAATCAAATATTCATACCTTTGTATCTAACGGATTTGTGACACATAATTGTCCAGCTGAAACACCTGAAGGTCATGCTGTTGGATGTGTTAAAAATATGGCATTAACCACAGCAATTAGTATTTATAGTTCACCCGTATCCGTATACATGGAACTTGAAAATCTAAAAACAATGCGGTTAGTTGATTGTCAACCGGATGATATTTATAATAAGACTAAAATATTTGTCAATGGAAATTGGTGGGGAGTTCATACAAATCCAAATCAAGTAATTAAATATTTGCGTAGTTTAAGACGTATGGGTCTTTTACATGCCTATACAAGTATTAGTTGGCGTATTGATCAAAATATTGTAGAAATATGGACAGATGCTGGACGATTTTTACAACCACTTTACATAGTTGATAATAATGAATTTAGAATGAATAATTATTTAATTCAAATGGTAAAAGATAAACGTCTTGATTTTGAAAATTTAATTAATGGTAGTCTACCACACAAAATTAATCTAGAATATCCTAATGAAACCGTAAATACACCGGTAATGACGGAAGGAGTAATCGAGTATATAGATGTATTAGAAAAAGATAATAGTTTAATTGCTATGACAGCTGATGAATTATATACAAAAGATCCAAATGGTTATATTAGAAATTATACTCATTGTGAAATTCATCCAAGTTTAATTTTGGGAGTATTGGCCAGTATCATTCCATTCAGTGACCATAATCAATCACCTAGAAATATTTACCAGGCAGCTATGGGTAAACAGGCTATGGGTGTATATTGTACTAATTTTAATAAACGTTTTGATACATTAGCTCATGTATTACATTATCCACAAAATCCATTAGTAAATAGTAGATTAATTAATTATCTGCCAAGTTCACATTTACCTAGTGGTATAAATGCTATTGTAGCAATAGCTTGTTATAGTGGTTTTAATCAGGATGATAGCACAATGTTTAATCAGAGTGCTATTGATCGCGGACTATTTCATAGCACATTTTATCGAAGTTATAAAGATGAAGAGAAAAAATATCAAAATACAGGAGAAGAAGAAAAATTCTGTAAACCAAATCCTAAAATAACAAAATCATTAAAAGTTGCTAATTATGAAAAACTAGCAGTAAATGGATTTGTTCCAGAAAATGTTCGGGTAGATGAAGATGATGTTATAATTGGTAAAGTAATTCCAATGAAAAATAAACAAGGTCAAACCATATACAAAGATAACAGCACAAGTCTTCGCCCTAATGAAAATGGATATATTGATAAGATATTAATTAGTCGTAATGGAGATGGATATAAATTTGCCAAAGTTCGAGTTCGTAGTATTCGTATTCCTACAATTGGGGATAAACATGCTAGTCGTAGTGCTCAAAAAGGTGTAATTGGTATGGTATATAGACAAGAAGATATGCCTTTTACAAAAAATGGTATTGTTCCTGATATTATTATGAATCCACATGCTATTCCATCACGTATGACTATTGGACAATTAATTGAATGTGTTATGGGCAAAACGTGTTGTTTATTAGGTCGATATGGAGACGCAACGCCCTTTAGTAAATTTGCCGATAAAAACCTAAAGAATTTAATGGATACATTACAGGGTCTTGGATTTGAACGCGCCGGTAATGAAATCTTATATAATGGTCGAACAGGTGAACAACTGAGCACAGAAATATTTATAGGTCCTACCTACTATCAGCGTTTGAAACATATGGTTGATGACAAGACACATAGTCGTCCTACTGGACCGTCTGTCACATTAACACGACAACCGGCAGAAGGTCGTAGCAGAGATGGTGGTTTAAGGATTGGTGAAATGGAAAGAGACGTTTTTCTAGCACACGGATCTATGGCATTTTGTAAAGAAATATTATTAGATAAATCTGACCATTTTAAAGCCTTTGTATGTAGAAAATGTGGTAATTTTGCCGTAGTTAATCCAGCTAATAAAAAATATGAATGTCGCGGATGTAATAATTTAACTAGTTTTACAGAAATTCGTTTACCTTATGCTTGTAAGTTGTTTTTACAGGAACTTAATACTATGTCTATCGCTCCACGTATGATTACTAAATAACAAAATAATAATAATAAAAATTGTGTCAATAGTTTATAGCTAAATATAATATTTTTTATAAATCAACAATTTTATTATATTAAATCAAATACAATAACAATATAATATATGTTAGTTTGTTATTGTATTCAGGCCAAAGATTGTGCTAAAACATACATAGGAGCCACAAATGATTTTAATCGACGAATAAAACAACATAATCGATTAATAAAAGGTGGAGCCAAATCAACATCAGGTCACATATGGGAACCCCTTATTCACATTATAGGTTTTACTGATAGAAAACAACTTTTAAGATTTGAATGGTTTTGGAAACATTGTATAAAAACAACTGAACGCGGAATGTATCGTCGGATATATATGCTTGAATATTTATTACAAAAAGAAGAATGGTGTAAATTATTAATATTAACAACCGAAGAAATAGCACCAATAATTTTTTGTAATCAAGAGATAAATAGTATCAATATGTAGTATTATATGAACCACAATTAGAACATTTTTGACCATATGGATGAAAATTTATTTCATTTTCCATCGAACAATCATTACAATGTATGTTTATTTTTAATTCATTTTCTATTGGATTATCCATAATTAATTTATCAATATGTTCAATATATATTTTTTTTATATCTTTATCTAACATTGTTTTTCTACATATAGGACAACTAATATTTTTTTTCATCCATTCATTCGCACATGACGCATGGATGACATGATTACACTGTAAAACTATACTGCTTTCTCGTGATGAGAATAAATCATTCAAACAAATACAACAATCTGTCATAAAAAGTTGCTTTTTACAATTATGATTGTCTTTTAATTTAATTGAATAACACATATTACATTCATCACAATGAAAAATTTCATCTTTATTTCCTACACGGCAAATTCCACATTTTTCACAATGAAAATACTGTTTTTCTGAATTAACATCATATAAACGACATATACTACAAAAATAATCGCCAAACTTATTTTCACAATTAACACATTCATTTGATACATCTTGTTCAGTATTACAAAAATTACATTTGATTTTAACAACTTTAAATCTATCAATTTCATGATCATTTTCATTATTATGACATATTCTACAATTAACTATTTTATTACAACAAGGCGAAATAAATTTACACCCACGTGTATAATGCTCACAAGTTTCCATTTTAACTATTATTCATCAATTATTTTTATATATGAATAAATGTTAGAAAATTTTAATTGATTATCTAAGTCTTAATACTAAATGGAGAGTAGACACTTTTTGAATATTATAATCAGCAAGAGTTCTACCATCTTCTAATTGTTTTCCGCAAAAATCAACCGTTGTTGGTCACATGGAATACCCGCCTTTTGTGCTATTTGTGCTTTTACTGTTGCTATTGTATCTTCAGGTTAACGCAAGGGAACAAAACAGTGATTCTACTGTGTTGCCTGTGCTGCCATGCATACCTGGCAGGGGCCACCAAGCCTTAGAACTAAGTGTAATGTGCTTCCATTTTGAATATTATAGTCTAATACTGTTTTTTGACCATCCATTAAAGCTGCACGCGCAAAAATGAGGCGTTGTTCGTCAGTTGGAATACCTTCTCTATATTGAATTTTAGCTTTTACCATATCAATAGTATCTGAGCTTTCTACTTCTAATGTAAAGTTCTTTCCAGTCAATGTTTTAATAACAACTGCAAATCTTGGAAGAACTAATTGTAATCTGCTATCCATTTCAATACCATAGTATTCTAGTCTTCTTTCATCTTCTAATTGTCTATCACGAAAAACCAGGTGCTGTTGTTCAGGTGGAAAATCCCAATTCTCTTCAAGCCTCCTCCTCTCGGCCTTCAACCTTATTATTAAATCCAAAGCACGTTCTGTTTCTTCTTTCGGAAAATTTTCGAAATCAGGGTCTTTGTATCTTTCCTCAACAAATTCACGCAACTCTTTCTCATTGTTCTCCATAATCCTTTTGCTGTTGATACAGGAATTCTTAAAATGATTTATCAATCCGTCGTTCCAATTCAATCTTCGTCCAACCTCCACAGCAACGTCTTTCGGTTTCGGTAAAAACTTAGGTAGATCACCCTTTTTTTCTAGAATTTTGGCTTTTACTGATCGTATTGTATCTGCTTGGTCAACTTCTAACGTCATGGTATTTCCGAACCATGTTTCAACATGAACTTGTATTACTAAACTACTTAGAGCTAAATGTATTGTATTACCATTGCTAATGTTATAGTCCATTAGTGTATTATGATCTTCTAATCGTCTACCAGCAAAAATGAGGCGCTGTTGGTTAGGTGGAATACCTTCTTTATCTTGAATTTTATCTTTTACCATATCAATAGTATCTGAGCTTTCTACTTCTAATGTAATGGTTTTTCCTCTCATTGTTCTAACAAAAACAAACATTCCTTGTCTTGGCTTAAGAACTAAAAATAATGTGTTTTCCTTTTGAATATTATATTCTGCTATTGTGTGATCATCGTCTAAAAGCTGTTCATTAAAAATCAGACGCAGTAGGTTAGAGGGTAGACGTTCCTGTATTTCAATTCTAATCTTTACATCAGAAATACTATCTCTACTTTTTACATATAATGTAAATATCTCTCCTGTTAATGTTCTAACAAAAATTTGAAATGCTTCTTCATTCCTTGGGATTACTTGTAATCTGCTTCTATTTTGAATATTATAGTCTGCTAGTGTTCGACCATCTTCTAATTGTTCACCCGCAAAAATGAGGCGTTGTTGGTCACATGGAATACCTTTTTGATCTTGAATTTTAGCTTTTACCATATCAATAGTATCTGAGCTTTCTACATTTAAAATCAAAACTTCTAAGGTTCGCTGCCCCCCCCAAACCGAAATTTGCATAGTTGGGTTTCCTCCATTGATTTTAGAACTATACCTATTATTGTTTTTAGATCTACGCTTATTTATAATAATACTATTTCTATACGATTTTTTATTACTTACCATTAATATATATATATATATAAATAAAAACTATAAAATATATGAATAGTAAATACAAAAAAATTATTATTTATATTACACAAACATATAATATAAATATATTAAAATTATGTTATATAAATAAGTGAACAAACGTTTTATGTTTAAAATATCTTAAAAAAATATAAAGGCTGTTTTTAATTTTGAATATGTAACAATGGTATTTTTCGAATATTTAAATATAATCAATAACTTTATATAATATTATTTTAAATAATACCAATACATTCTTATCACTTATATTTAATTAATAATTTATAATATTTCCACCACGAAGCCTAAGAACTAAGTGTAA